CAATCTTCTTAATTCAGACACATTAACATTTTCACCCATTTGTCTATTTAATGGGTCAAAATATTCAGAAACAATTGTAATAATTTGAGATATTACCGTTCCTTGATTTTGAGTATTATCTAAAACAACATCAATATTAAAACTTAAATCAATAACATTCGCACTTTGTATTGACACATAATCATTTATCATACGATAGTTTGATAAGTAATTTGCTACATTATTTTTTAACGTGTTTGAGATAACTTCAGTTAATCTACCTGTTTCATCATAGGACAACATTTGAACAATTATTTTATTATTGTTCTCTGTGATTGATACCTTTGCCGGAGCACCAAATTGAGATGGCATTGTTCGGATTAATGATTCATAATCATTAACGGTTACCGCTCTTTTTTGTGATGAGAAATTATACGAAACTAAATTTCTTACTTCCTCAGTTGTTGGAAAACTTGCCCCACCAATAGCTGCTGTCACATTTGTACATCTTAAAGAATTTACAACAGTTGTATTAACACTATCGGAAGGTCCATTAACAAAAAATGAAACCGTCCCTATTTGAGTTATCGCATTTACCCCAATATTACTACCAACACCACCACCAACTCTATATTGAATGAATAATGTAGTATTCGGTTTTAAGGTACTACCCAACGCTAAGTTATTGGAATATTTGTATAAATTTAATTGGTATCCATCTCTCGCAAATTCTCTTAACTGCTCATCAGCGGATTGTGAACCACCACCAAAAGTTATTTTTAAAAACCCTTCAGGTGTAAATTCACTAATAAACTTAGTACTAGTTTGAATGTATTTACCAACTTTAATACCCGGAGAATCTGATACTTTTGTTGGGTCTTCAACAAATACTCTATCTTCCGCTAAAGCATCTACCTCATACCATCTATTATCTAACCCTAAGAACTCTTGAACTGACGGAATATTAGTATACTGAGTACTATCTTTCAATAAAACACTAGTAATCCCTAAAACATTTTTATCAGGTAAGAATAAATCATAAAAAGGTCTAACATCATTTGGTGTGATTACCTTTTTAAAAACTTTTGTTGTTCCATTTACAACGGTTTCTCGTTTAGTAATGGTATAATTTAATAATTTATTATTTGAATCAAAATTAGGTATTTTTAATCTATTAGGGAACCCCTCACCATTAATTGGTGAAGAAAAATCAATATCATAAACTGTTTCAAATACTTGTCCCGCACCATTAACTTGTGAACCTCTTCTTAAAATTCCACAATATCTTAAATCTTCCTTATCTCCAAATGCCGGAACCGTAATTGAAAAATCAACTAAAGCAACTGATGGTCTCATCCCCGGAACTTTTAATCCATAAGTTTTTGCAATATTAAAAACTGACGACCTTTGTTGTGCATATTGAAGAACTGTTTCTTGTATACTTCTATCAATATTAAATTGTAAATTATCTGTCACTGCAGCATTTAAATCTAATAATACTGAAAAAACTGACGCATCATTAAAGTTTTGAATCGTGTCGGGATAATATGTTTTAGTAAAGTTAATTAACTCTGTTCTAATTGATTGGAAATCCCTTGTAGTGTAGGAAATTTTCTTATTTGCCATAATTTTATATATTAATAATTACAAAGTCACTACTATTAAACACATCATTGTTGATGGTATAATCAATCTTAACTTTTGCTGTATGTTCTTTATCCGACATATTCGGTACACGAAATATTCTTTCATCATTATCATTAATGTAACTACCTTTATCTTCATCACCATCAGAGGCGGCTTGAATATTAATATTAGTAATTGTTATCCCCGGTAGATATACCCCTGCGGATTCTCTTATTTCAGATTCTATTTCAGAAAATGTTGGACCATCTAATGGTTCAAAAATAAATTCATATAATCTTGTTCCAAAATCCGGCATATAATATCTACTACCTTTCTTAGATAATAAAAGGTGTATTAAATTAGACCTAATCTCTTGGTCATTATAATCTGATAAATCTAAATATTTCCCATCAAAAGAATCTCTAAAAGGAAAAGTTAAACCATATGTTGCTCCATCTGCCATAACTATAAATATAGTGTCGTAATTATTTTTTATAAATACCCCCAAAATAAAAAATCACGACCTTAAGTCGTGATTTATATTCTTATTAAGAACCACATCCGAAACACTCAAATTCCGTATCTGTGGGTTTTGAAGTTAGTTCAACTGTTGGTTTCTCAATTTGTTTTGGTTGACCTACTTTTGAAATATCCACCGCCAAGTGTTTAGCTCCGGTTGATATCGCCTTTGTTCTAACATAATAACAAAGAGTTTTCAATCCTTTACCCCACGAATGGAAGTGTGATGATGAAATCTTTGATAATGTTGGGTTAGACATATAGATATTCATTGATTGTGATTGGTCAATGAAAGGTGCTCTGTCTGCCGCCATATCAATAAGTTCTCTTTGAGATATTTCCCAAATTGTTTTATATTTTAGAATTAAATGTTCAATTCTTTTAACTTTTTTATTGTAATTTTTGTCTTCGGTGTCTAAATAATTATTAAAATTAATGTTCAAAATAGAACCTTCATTCATTATAATTTCATTTTTCAAATCCTCACCCCAAAGACCTAACTTTTCAAAATCGTTAATTAAGTATTTGTTAACAATTAAAATTTCACCACCAACTACACGACGATTAAATAATGCCGAGTGAGCCGGTTCTGTCATTTCAAATGAACCTGTAATTTTAGCGGAAGACGCAACTGGCATCTGAGCCGTGAATAATGAGTTACAAACTCCGTGATTGGATACTTCTAACTTAAGTGAGTCCCAATCCCACATTCTTCCTAATCCTTCGTAATCTAATCCCCACATATCAAATTGGAATATACCTTTTGACATTGGAGAACCATTAAAGAAGTCATATGGTTTGTACTCCCCTGATTTACATAATTCCATACTCTCCGTGATTGCCGCGAAATAAATTGTTTCAAAAATATCTTTATTAAGTTTTTTTGAATCTTCAGATGTGAAGATATAATCCATTAGGAAAAATACGTCAGCAAGACCTTGAGTTCCAATGGCAATTGCTCTTTGTTCTAAACCACCTTTTCTACCTTGTTCAGTTGAGTAACTATTAATATCAACAACTTTGTTAAGTGCTCTAACAACCTTTCTAACTTCACTATAAAGTAATTTAAAATCAAACTCACCTTTAATGATAAAGTTTTTCAACACCATAGACGATAACGTACAGATTGCTGTAGTGTTCTCATCAGTATATTGGTAAATCTCATTACATAGGTTAGATTGTTTAATCACCCCAATGTTTTGATGATTTGTCTTTCTGTTAGCACTGTCTTTAGAACATAAATAAGGAACCCCTGTTTCAACTTGAGATTCAATAATTTTATTCCAAATTGTTTGAGCCGAAACTTTTTTACCTAAACCAAGTTCAACCGCTTTGTTGTAGTTTGATTCATACTCATCACCGTAAGCTTCCTGTAATGGTTTGATACCCGCCTTAATAATATCGTTAGGACAAAATAAATACCAATCATCGTTGTTCTTAACCGCATTCATAAAGTTATCCGGTAACCAAATTGAGGTGAATAAATCTTTAGCTCTCAATTCCTCAGCACCTGTATTCTTTTTGATTTCAAGTAAGTCAATAATGTCTTTATGCCAAGGTTCAATGTAGATAGCTGCACTACCCGGTCTTCTTCCTTGTTGATTAAAGAATCTTAATCCTTCATTAACAATCTTTAGGTATTTCAATAAACCACCTGCAAATCCTCCTGAGGAGTTTATACGACTTTCTTTACTACGAATGTTAGACATACATAATCCAATACCTGCAGCGTCAGATGAATAAGTTGAGATGTCGTTGAATGTTTGTAATAGACCTTCTCTTGAATCTCCATTATTGTATTTCAACACACAAGAAGCTAATTGAGGTGTTCTTGTCCCGGCATTAATCATAATTGGTGTCGCCGGAGAGATAAGTTGATTTGATAATGAATTATAGTATTCAACCGCCTCTTCAAATGACTTAGTCACCCATAAAGCCACTCTCATATACATATGTTGAGGTCTTTCAATTACTTTACCTTCCGGAGTTTTTAACAAATACATTTCTGATAACGATTTCCACGCAAAATAATCAAAATTATAATCATTCTCGTGATTAATTACAGAATCAATATTTTCAGGACCATATAGTTCAATAGTCTCCATTAACTTATCGTTAATAATACCATCAACGTGTAATGTGTGCATTGTGTTACAGAAACTATCATCAGTCTCTTTATGATATGCCGAAATAGCCACAGATGAGGCTAATCTTGAGTAATCGTGATGACTTCCGGTATATGCCGCTGCAATCTCATAAACTAATTTATCCAACTCTTTAGTTGTAATAACTCCCTCAGTTGGTACCGAAGTAATTACCTTGATGAATACCTCATCAGCGTTAACGTTCAACCCTTTAGCCGCTCTCTTTACTCTACTGTATATTTTTTGGGGGTTAAACGATACTTCGTCTCCCCCTCTTTTTTTTATCTTTAATGACATCATATTAAAAATCCTCTGTAAATGTTAATGACTCACCTAATTTTGCTTTCTGATACTCCATAGTTCTTGATTCAAAGAAGTTACCTTTTGTTTCAACAGCAATTTGTTCCATAAATTTGAATGGTTGTTCCACATTAAAGTGTTTCTTACAACCAAACTTAATTAGTAATCCGTCAGTTACAAATTCAAGATATTGTTTCATCAAGTTTGAGTTCATACCAATTAAAGACACTGGTAATGATTCTGTGATAAATTCTTTTTCAATTTCTAATGCAGATAGTAAGATTTCTTTAATTCTTTTTTCTGTTGGTTTGTTCTCAACGTGATTGTTAATCAAATGGATTGCAAAATCACAGTGTAAATTCTCATCTTTGAAGATAAGACTGTTAGCATTACATAATCCTTGCATAATTCCTCTTGATTTCATCCAAAATATTGAACAGAATGAACCTGAGAAGAAGATACCTTCAACCGCCGCAAATGCCACTAATCTTTCTTGAAAAGAAGCGTTCTCAATCCAATCAAGAGCCCATTTAGCTTTCTTTTGAACTGCCGGTAATCTATCAATTGCGTGAAAACATTCGTCTTTCTCTGTTTCATCAGATACGTAAGTATCAATCAATAATGAATACATTAACGAGTGAATGTTCTCCATCATAATTTGGAATCCGTAAAAGAACTTTGCTTCAGCATATTGAACCTCTTTTAAGAAATTCTCAGCCAAGTTTTCATTTACAATACCATCAGACGCTGCGAAGAACGCTAATATATTTTTAAGGAAATATCTTTCATTGTCAGATAGGTTTTCCCAATCTCTAATATCGTTAGATAAATCTACTTCTTCTGCCGTCCAAAAAGCCGCTTGATGTTGTTTGTAAAATTCCCATATATCATTATGTTCAATTGGGAAGATAACGAATCTGTCGTTATTTGGTTCTAATATTTTTTCTTTCATATTAATTATTTTGTGTTTGTTCTTTTTGTTTTCTTTTGTCTAACAAGTCTTTGATTCTTTGTCTATTTCTTTCTTCGGTTTGTTCTTCCAACCCTAAGAATGTTACTGAACTCTCAGTATCAATCTCCAACATACCATTATCAAATTTACAATTCTCAAATACAACCCCATCATCACCAATACGTGATTTAGTAATTGCAATAGTCGCTAGTTTCATTTCTTTTTGTTGTAGAGATTTAGCCACGGAAATAATTACGTGTCCAACCTGAGCTTTCTTAATAGACCCACCCATTTGGTCGGTAGTTACAACATCCGAAGATATTGAACTTCTATTACCCTGAGTCGCAGTCCATCCTACCAAGTCAAGTTCGTGACACATAGATTCAAAACCTCTCATCACAGACCCTTCAGATTTCCATTCATCTCCCAAGTTTTTATCCGGAACCACACAATCAATGTAGTCCAATAATACCATATCAACTTTGATTCCCTCAGACATCATTTTTCTGATTTGATTCTTAATTTGCATCATTGTTATGGTATCAGATGGAAGTTTTTTAAGTATCAATTCATTAGGCATTTTCTCCTTAATTTCTTGAACTTTAACCATAACTTCATCTTTTCTTAAAGACAAATCATCCGGATGGATTTTTGTCCATAATGTAATGTGTTTACGTTGGATAATCTTTGGGTTATCCTCAAAGAATATTTGTAAAACATTGTATCCCAAATTAAATGCGTGATTTGAGATTTTTGTCAGTAAAGTTGATTTACCAACACCTGTTGGTGCTAAAATAACACCGATTTCACCTTTAGCAAGACCACCTTTTAAGAGTCTATCTATCCCCGGAATACCCATCGGTATCGGATGACGATAATCCTCGTTTAAAACATCATCTAAGTTACTAAAAACACTTTCAGTTCCCTTATCGTGTTCCCCAACCTGAAGAGCTTTACTCACCATCTCTTCTAATGTGTCATAACTCTCAAATTCACCAGTGTCGATGATTTTTTGAGCTTTAACCATTACTTTCTGTAACTCCTGTTGTTTACAGAACTTCATCGATTTTTCTTGTACAAATTCAGCTCCTTCAAGCGTGGACTCCTTAACTTTTGTAAGGGTATCAATAATGATTTTTGCCGCTAGAGGTTGTTGTATCTCAGATTTTGTAATTTGTTCTAATGTGTCAAAGGTTGGTGTGTGTTCGTATTTTGTGTAATACTCCTTAATCATTTGAATGATTAATTTGAAGTATTTATTCTCAAAATAACTTGTTTCAATCACATCTATAATAGACCTTGAAAAGTCTTTGTCAATAATGATTTGGTTTAATAATTGTATCTGAAAGGTACTACCTAGATACTCGAAATTTTTGTTTGACGCCATATATTTTTTCTTTTAGTGTAATAATAAATACTACACACTTAGGGTAACATCCAGATATTTTTTTGTTAAATTTTTAGATGAAAAGATGTCAGTCAAGTTCATCAACAAGTTTTTTAGGTG